GGTTTTATACATTTCATACTTTCATCTCCTTTGCTTTGAATGCGGCTAAACGGATTGCTTCTCTTGCACTTGCGGTAATGCTTGCGGCCAAATTAACATCAGCCCAACCGAATCCTTGAAAGGCAACAATGCCATAAAAAGAAGCCATTAAACGCTTTACAGCCATTTGATTGTTATGCCACTTAACTGCTTCTAAATCATCTCCGGCTTCCCTTGCATCTCGCATAAGTCGCTTATATTCATTTCGCAACTCTTTCAATTCAAGAACTGCTCTTGGCAACAAACCCAATTTATCTGTTTTGTAGTAAAGAATATGAGTTCTTGTCGCTTCGCTAAAATCTCTTGGTGTAGCAATATCACAACCAAATTCAGTAGGTTCTTCACTTTTAGTTTCCCATGAAATATTGCGAGCAATCATCATTGATGGGTACAATCCAGCAAAATCAAAAGCGGCTACTTTTAGATGTAATCCATTTGTTCCTTCACTAAGCGGGTCGTAAATCATAGCACCTTCGTATTCTTCTCTTTTATCTACTTTACTTCCTGTCTTACAAATCCAATCTGCATTACGCATAAAGTAAATAGAACCCATATGACTTGCATAAAAACACGCTTCAAATGGTGCTTTAAGTAATCTTTGTAAAGCAATAATAGCCTCACTACAAAAATTAGTTTCATCAATTCTTACAAGTAATTCAACATCTATCAAAGCATATTTCAAATACGCTTCTGTGTCTTCAAGCCAACCCCTTCGATAAAATTCATTCGGGTCTTCAAACTTAGTTTCCTTTGATTTACCTTCACCAAATAATGTTTGTGAAACATATTCAAGACTCATTGATGGTAATGTTCCTCTTTGTGAATCATTCCATTGACGCTCAAAAGCAAGGTCTAAATTGAGGGTTATGCGCCCCCCTAACGGCTGTTGAATGGGAGAGAACCCACTTTCACCTTTAGAGAAAACAAAGCCATTACCAGCCTTCTTTACGCCTTCTATGCGGTTAATTGGTGACATTAGCATGGGGTTAATTCCCAATGCACAGCACCTTTCAAGCAGTTTAGGCAAATCGAATTTAAGACCAAACCATGCAATTAACATATCAGGGTCTTTATCTACCATAACCCGAATAAATGATTCAATCATTTCTTTCTCATTATCAAAGAACAGATATTCTTCTCCTTCATAATTAGGGAACCAAGCCCATTGAAAGTATTTTTCATCATAATTATCATACATTACAATAGTAGTAATCTCATCATGGTGTTCTCCACCTTGTTGCCATTCCATATCCCAATACCACTTTCGCAGTTTAAATTCAGGTAGTTTGTCTAACTTATCAATAGCATATCTAAAACCAAAAGGTACATCTGCTTCGTAAGTTTTACCAAACATTTTACGAGCCTTGTAAATATCATTGGCTTGTTCAACAATGACTTTCTTTAAAGACTTTCCTTTTAAAGAAACCCAATCACCCTTTTCATATTTGAATGGTCGCTTGATATGCCTACTTGCAGAATACTCAGTTAGTTCAAATTCATCGTCTTCAATAAAGAAGTATGGTTCAAATGCTTCCAATTTGAATTTGCGTTCTCCGTTTTCTCTCCATGCTGTGTATATATGTTTTTCATCCATGCATTTACTAATTATCATTTTAATTACCACCGGTATAAGGTGCTTTCAATATTTTTCTGTCGTTGGCTACAATGAGCAAAGGGAACTCATCCTTAACATAAAAGTTAAGTTCTTGTCCTTTCTCAAAGAATCTGTGTAATGGGCCGGAATATTCCAATGTTGCCGCATCACCAATATGTGTTTCTAACTCAATTTTTTCTTCGTATTTATTAGAAGCACTTGTTATACTTGAGAAGGTTAATTCACCTTCTTCAAAGTTCAACTTAAATACTCCACTCTTAACTAATTCACAAAGGCTAATTGTTTCATCAAAATCATCTCTATTTAACTTAAAAGCACCTTCAAACTTTGAAGAACCAAAGGCCCAAAGTTTTTCTAGTTCTTCTTCATAAGTTATGTGTTCTATCATTCTACGAATACGAACAATAGCATCCATATTAGGGTGATTAACTACCATAGGTAGTGAGGCAACCTTTCCGCCCCAAGTTAGTTTAAGAAAATCCCCAACATCAAATTGAACACTATCTCCAAACTTTTTTAGATAAGGTATGATTAGCCCTGCATCACCAATGAAAGAACCATTTGTGATTCCTTCAACTGTTAGTGTGATATTTAGTCCAAATGTTGCATCGCCATTCCAAATCTCTAGCGTATTGTTGTTAAGAACCATATAAAAATAAGTTCCTACTTTAGATGAACCAAGCCCACCATTTCCAATATACTTTCCTTTACCTTGAATGTCGCTCAATGCTTTCTCCATGCTTTTATTATCTACTATGAATTTCATATTTTTTCACCCTTAAGTAGCCAAGCACTAACTCCGAATATAGGATTTGCACCATAAACCTGCCAATGAAAACCACAGGTTCTATCGTTTTCTTTTTCATAAGCAAGTTGTTCTTCTTTAGACCAACGAGTTAAACATTCCCTATAATAGAGTTTATCTCCCTCATTGTCTTCTTCTAAAAAAGTTAGTTCTCCTAGATTTTCATGCTCAGGTAATTTACTACTTAGTTTCAAATCTTTCCCTCCCTTAATTCAGGAACACCGTTCCATTGAATATTAGGGGGAGTTCCTTCACGCACAGTCCATTTGTTTCCTACCAAATTACCATTGGTTCGTGAACCAATTAATTCAGCAGTAAAATGCAACTCGTTCTTTACCTTCTTCTTTGAGCAGTAAATCTCTTGTTCAAGTTTTCCGCCCCAATCTTTCCAAGCAGGTTGAACACCAACAGGGGTATTATCAACATACTTTTCTGTTTCGTGAGTAATGTAAATTACATCACAATTCAATTGGTAAATTGCTTCCAATAGGAAATAGAAAGTCTTGTTTCTATTACCATACTGAAACGGCATAATCTTTGTCACAACTCTTGGGTTAGGATTGACCTTTAGAATACAACTATCAAGCCAAGTATCAACTCCGTCCATAACGAATACAATGTCTTCACCTGCTTCCATTTGTTCTTTAGCAAAGTTAATGAAGTCAAGAGAGTTTTGTTCGCTCTTGTCAATATCCATAATGTTATCTTTTCGCATTACAATAGGACAATATACATTGATTCGTTCTGTTGCATCATGGTGTTCAAACCAAGTTGATTCAACACCTCTATCCCAATCAAGAACATAAATGTTCTTATCGGGGAAGTCCAATGCAATTCCGGTTTTTCCGGTCTTGGGTTCTCCCCAAATACCTAACACCATTCGTGCTTTTCGTTGTGCTCTTTTTTGAGCCATCAATTCTTTAAAATTCGTTTTTTCTTTCTTAGTCCCTAGCAAGCCAATCACCTATATCATTTTCATCTATATCTACATTTTTACCATTAGCGGCACACCAAGATTTGATAATACCAAGTAGTTCATTCTTCGATGAACAAATAAATCGTGTTTCCTTAGTTCCAATATGGAACTTCATGAAATATTCGCCCTTCCTTTTATCGTTTTCATTCCAAGTTAGAAAGTCCACCTTTTGCAAATCTGCAATGTAACTCTCGCCCTTTAGAATAAATTTATTTTCTATTACATCATTCATTTATTTTCCCTCCTTAGAGGATAGGCATCGCACCTACCCGAATGTCATTCATTGGAATACATTTACACACGCACATTAGAATATCAGTTTAACCTAATCAAAACCAATCGTATGATTCTTCAACAGGTGCATTAACCTCAATGGGCGCACCACGCTTTTCTGTCACATAAACAGAAGAAACATTGATTGTCACAGGGTCAGCAACACCATCAACCATTCGTTGAGAAGTTCGACCAATTACAATAACTGATGAACCAATACCAAAATTAATATCAATGTGTTCTGGAATCCAACAAGTAGTCATGTTAGACTCACTTTCATAATCAAATTCAGCATTCAAGTCTGTAATATTAAGAATACGGTTGCCGTTAGAAGTAGGCATCATATTCATATTGCAAACAGTACCATCAGTAATAACAAATCTATCCTTTGCAGGAAGAGTTTGCCGAGTAATATGCGCTCGGTCAATTTCAACCAATGGTGAAAGATGGCTTTCATATTCAGTAGCCAAGATAAAAACAAAGTCAGTTTCACCCATATCTCGATAGTCGGAGTTTTCTGGGTCTAAATCAGCATTACGGATAAGGCTATCCTTTGTTGCCATAGTCATACCATATAGATTATTTCCATCCTCTGATGGAATCGCAACAAAGTGCATAAATTCAAAGCAATTTGGAGTAAAGTCCACACCGCCTTGATTCTTGTATGAGAATTGATATGACTTCATTTCGCCACCATCAACACTTCCATAGAAGATTCCACTTCGTCGCATTTGTTCTAATGGCAAAGGCTTACCATAATTTCGGTTTTCTCCACCATTCATGTATGCTTTGGTATTATCCAAAGGAATGACCATTACACCATCTGGCATTTCTTCTGCACCTTCCGGTAAATCAGCAACCATTCTTTCTTGATATTCACCATTATGATAACGGCTAATCATCCACTTACCTAAAGCATTTTGAGTAGCAATTGCTACATGGCCTTCATTCAAAGCATTATCTGAATCACGGTTGTATTCTTCCTTTGCTCGATTACGGTTCCAACTCATCATATCTCTTGGTGCTTCTAAGGCAACAAAGAAACCAAAGCACTTCTTAGTTAGAGAATTGCTACCACTTGATGATTGAGTATCTTGCTTTGCACGACGCATATTTTGTTTTGCAAAGTTTCGCCAAAGGCCCAAACCTAAATCATCATTTGTTTCAATGTTGTTTTCGGCACAAATAGCCGTATATTTTTCCGTTGCTTCCGCTACCGTCATACTCAGGTATTGTGCGCTCTTGTTCAATTCGTTCTGCATTTTTTCGCTTAACATATTTTCACTTCCTTTTTTTATATTAGTTGTCCAACCATCCATGATATTAACACTTTAGGGGTCATGGTAGTCGAACGATATTCGCTTTCCCCTACTGTTCTTAACAGTTTATACTTGGTTGTGTTATCCAAGCCCGCAGAAGCAATAATAGCATTGTGCAAACCTAAACAGATTTGTTTAACGCTACGACCTTCATAAACAAGTTTATGTAGGTCTGTTAATGCTTTGTTGGGATTCTTATTTAAAATTTCAATTAGTATTTCATTGTATTCCTTATGAGATGATTCGATTTGTTTCGATAAAGTAAAGCCAGATGATTTAGCCGCTTGTATCTCGGTAATCGCCCTGCGTAAGTCACCATCAACATTGTATATGAAGGTTGCTAATTCATCATCAGCAAATACACTTACTTGTTCTTTTTGAAGTATTGAGTTGATTACTTCCAAAATCACTTCATTGTTCAATGGCTTAAAATGATAGTTTGCACACCGACTTTGTAGTGGGTGAATAATTTTACTTCTGTCATTACAAGTGATAATAAAACGAACATTGTTAGCATATCTTTCTGCCATTCTCTTCAATGCACTTTGAGCATCAACCGTCATTCCACCTAATTCATCCAATAAAATTATTCTAAAGGGTGCATCACCAATTGTGCCACTTTGAGCAATAGTCTTGATTGTAGTTCTAACAACTTCAAGTCGCCTATCATCCGAAGCATTTACTTCAACAAAGTTATCTTTAAAACTATCCCCTAAAACTCCCCTTGCTAAAGCAATACCGGCGGCAGTTTTACCTGTTCCTGCATTACCAAACAATAGAACATTTGGCATATTTCTTTCTTCAATCCAAGTATTCGCATCCATCACGAAGTGTTCTTGTCCTACAATATCTCCAATCTTATTGGGCCGGTATTTCTCTGTCCATAGCATTTTTATATTCCTCCTTTATTTCCCAAAGTTGTTGTTTGTTTCCATTTAATCCTTGTTTAGTAGCAACTCTTCTAACTAAATTTCCAAGTTGATTCATAGTAGGGGCATAGAACCCAAGTCTTTTACTATAACGATAAACTTTATCGCCATTTTCCTTTGTCCAAGATGAACTTATTGAAGGTTCAAACCTTAACATATCATAAATTTCTCCGGTACTTCTTTGTTCTTTATTCAAAATTACTTTTATTTTTTCTAATATTTTTTCTGTGTTATTCATAGATAATCACCTAATGTTTTCTGTTCTATTTTTATAGGGTCGGTCTTTCTCCGCCTTCTTTTTTCGCCTAAATTTAAAATACGACATTCGCCGTTATTTAACTTTGTCTTCGCATAAATTACGAAATCTTCATTCTTTTTAAACTGTTGAAATAGGCGTTCTTCTCCAGTTTTAATACCCAAGCGTTTTATTAACTTAGGTTTTTGTGAATACTTTCCACGCTTCGGCATCTTAACTTGCCCAAATGTTTTACCACTGTGGCAATACGCCAACATCTCATAGAAATAATTCTGCGACCATCTTCTCTTAACGACTCCATCTACAAACAATATTTTATTTGGATGAATGTTTTCAACTAACCAAGATAGAATTTGGGTATCTGAAGGCTTATTATGTTTCAACATCTCCGCAATTAAATTCCTATCAGTTTCTTTTAGAAACATAGAAACAAGAGAGTAAGTGTCTTGTTCTAATGATAGCGGTTCTTGACTTCTCGGAGCCAATTCTAATATCTGTTCCCTTAGATATTTTTTAGAGCCGGCCCTTTTTATTTGACACATTGCCTTTATATCTTTAGGTACTGATTTTTCATTGATAGAAGTAATAACTACTTGACCACGATACTTTCTAAGAATGGAAAGTATTTCATCCTTCTTAGGCTTTAAGTGAATATCTTCAATTATGATACCATTCTCCTTTGGAAAGGAACCCAAGTCTTTGAGTCCCATTTCATTTGCATAAAGAATCAAAGCATTTGGAAGCATTTCCTTTGCTTTCTGTGTTTTTCCTGTACCTACCTTTCCGGTCAAGAGTATAGGTCTTAGGTTTTCCATAGTAGTAAATCCCAATTAAAGCACCCCTTTCAGTACAAATAGTCTTTCTAGACCTTCAAGTTGAAGATGCTCTCCATCAGAAACAATAGACACTGATTGTCTAAATGTGTACCATTCGTCATTTGCATCAGGTAAGTTAGTGGGCAAAAACTCACATAGTTTATATAAGTTCTTAATTCCACCTATTCTCAATATTGGACTTTGCCTACCCTTGTGTTCAATGTCTTTGTATTTTGAAGTTATTTGATGCTGTTCAAGGCTTCTTTTAACTCCTAAAAGAAATTGTTTCTTTGCTCTTAGATTAACTCTAAGCCTAACTCTATAACCAATTTGAGAAGATTCGTTTTTCTCTAAGTATATTTCTGTCTTTGCCATACCTAAGACTATTCCAATTAACATATCTTTACTATACATATTCATTCCTCTTTCTTTGCATAATCATTATTGTCGGGCCAATAACCTTCAACTTGCATATTAGTTTCCAACCAAAAGAAGTGGGCCGCTTCAATGGTATCTTTACCACGAATTACAGCATTTTTTTCAGCATTAGCAACCATATTTCGTATTGCTGTATCTGTCCATTCCTTCAATAGTCTAATTGCTCCGTGACTAATTGATAAATCAGTTTCACTTGTAGCAATCTTACGAAGACTAAAAGTAGTATTCATCTTGTATTTTTCAACAGGTTCCGGTTCAGGTGTAATAAACTCTTTACCTTTGAAATAGGGAACAAGTGTTGCCTTCATCTTCTTTGGCCTACCTTGAGTGGTAGTCACATCTTTTAAATGAGCATACCCATCATTATCAATATCAATACATGAGTATGTCTTAAAGTCAATTACTGTTAATCCTCCTACTTCAATCATTTTAATCTCTCCACATCTTCAATAGTGTTAATGTCTGCTACGAACTTATCGTCACGGATTCTTTTCATCCGAGGGAAACGCAAACCAATATTTCCCTTTGCATCAGTGCTAACCAAATCTGCTTTTACTTCCAAAACAACTCTTGGAAGAAATACATATCTACCGTCTTTATATTCTTCAACGATAGTTCTTAGTTTAGTAGTTAATCGAGTTAAATCTAAATCGGAAAAGCCCGTACCAATAGAGCCGACATTAACAAAACCATTATCAGACTTTACACCAATTTCAAATGTACCAAATACATTTGACCTACGGCCTTCACCATAAGAAGCCGCAAGAATAACCACATCTAATTCAATTTGTGGCGGTTTATATTTAGCCCAACCTGTACTTCTTTTACCTGCTTCGTATGGCATAGATGCGTTCTTGACAATAATACCCTCAAAGCCATCATTAATCGCTTGATGATAAAAAGCCATAACATCACCATCTTTATCCATTCGGTGTGCTTGGTCTGGATTTGATTTAAAAATCTCTAATCTGTCAGAATAAGATAAGTCCATAATCGTGCGCTCTCCCCACTTCAAACAGTCGAAGATAACCCACCGTACCGGCACTCTATTCATGGCCTCCGTATGGTCCTTAGAATGGACTCTAGTACCCATTTTCTTGTGTTCATCGGGAGTTCCGTCCTCTTTGATTGGATAAATTTCGCCATCGAAAATCGCTTGCACAACCTCGTATTTACTTACCTGTTCTGCAACATCAGCAAATTGTTGAGTGACAATACTTCCCTTACGATTAAAGATAATTACATTTTCTTCACTCTTATGAATTTGATACCTATTACCATCATACTTGTAATCAACAATTCTATTTGTCGGCCACTTAGCCATAGGTACTTCTTTTGCCAGCATTGGTTTAATGAACCTACCATGAGTTAGATTACAAGAAGGTTCTTCACCTCGCTCATAATAAGATACAACAGTTTGAATTGAATTAAAATTACAATGTTTCTTTACTATTGCCTGTTTCTTATTAAAGTGCTTTGCTATAATTTTCTTTACCACTCCATCTCGCAAACCATTTCTTGTTGTTTTCAACCAATAGCGAATAAACCACTTTGCTTCTAAAGCAGATAAGTCTGCTAAGAAATAATCAACAGTCCTATATGCCTCGGAATCTATACCTGCACAATCTAATGAAAGAATCCTGTATAATGTAGCAAGACTGTGTTCTGTTTGAGTGATAGCCGATGGGTCTAGATAATAAATTGCATCACCTAAATCGTCATGGGCATTATACTCTTGTTCGATTTCATCATCAAAACAGTTATACATCTTAGTTAGCCACTTCTTTGCTTTCGCAAGCCCAATATTATTCGATGGATATTCTTGAGATAGAATGGCAAAGAAAGTTGCCTTATCTTCAAAATTCTCCAGTTCCTTCGAAATTAGCGTTGCTTGTTGTGTTGGAGTTAATAACTCCGTCGCTTCCATTAATCTCGTAAATTTTTTCATCGTCATCTATAATCACTTCTCCTTTGTTTATTTTTATAATTAATTCTTTTAGAAGGTTGCTTATCTTTCCTTCGTTCTTTTCTGAATAGGACCACATTGCTCTTCCTAAGTATAGCCAATCACTCTTCTTCATCAAGACCACCAATTAATCTAGCAAAGTTGACATTCATCATGTGAACTGTGTTTGCTTCTTGGGTCTTATTAATTGCCAAGAACTTATCAGTCATGGTTAGTAGTGTTGCTTGAGTAGTAAAGATAGCATACTTGGATAACTCATCATCTGTTTGAATTTCCCAATACATTACATAAGTAGCCTTAGTATATTGATTGGCTTTACTCATTGTTGCAAATTGTTGATTGAAAGAATCAAGCCATCGGCCTTCAAGTTTCTTTCTAATTCCCTTTGCCCACATATTCATGGACTTATCTGTTTGCCAATGTTGTTCATAGTTCATTCTTCTTCCCTTCCTGCTCTTTTTAGTTCTTCTTTAACAACAGCCATCCTAGTTCGCTGTTCGTTCATAAATGTATCAATTAATGTTTCAAACTTCATAAATGCCATTTCAATGTGATGTGTTTGAACTCGGCATCCATGTCCTGTATTTGGTTCTTGTAGCATTTGTTCTTCAATAAACAATGCAAACTTATCTACTAATGCACTTGTTTTAAATTGGAACCTTGCCACAGAATTACCATTCGTACTGCCGTACTGCCGTTTTGGATTGGCTTTTCTCAAAGCCTTTCTCGCTTGTGATTCTGCAATTCTTTTTTCTTGATAATTACGCATCTAAAACCCTCTTTAATATATTTAATAATGTTTTTGCTTCTTCCATATTCAAACGAATACCTTTTCTTGTTGGCTTATTGTTCGAGTGCCAACGAATATCCAAGACTTTGATATTGTAATACTCTCCTGTTTTAACAAGAATCTCATCTGTTGAGTTTCTTGCTATTGTTCCTTTCGTTTCAAAATCATCACTCATTGAACCACCCCTGTTTGAACTTATCTAATTCCTTTCTTGAAGTAAAGTATCTTGGCGTATCTAATTCGTCAAGTCGATTAACAATCCAACAAGCACCACCCAAAGAAGATACTTGTACTACTTCATATTGTCCATCATTAACACTGATTACTTCAGTGGTACTCATTTCTGGAACTAAACCGTAGGTCTTAGTGATTTCATTTGCTACCTCATGTATGTTATCGACAACATATTTTATGATATGCGCTCGTTGAATAGGTATCTTCGGAGCAACCTTAATTGATAACTTACCTTTCTTTCCACAAACCTTACACTTGTTTCCTTCACAAATGGGACAAGGTATTTCAGCATTATGTGGTGCGGGTAATGTCACTGTCACTGCTCTCTTTCTCATTTCTTTCCCCTCGGTATTGAATCATAGATGCAATTTATACACATACCATGTTTCTTCATGTAGTGAGCATTTGTTTCTTCTTCACATTTTGGACATTTCATATTTATTCCTCCAATAATACTGCAACTTCAGTAGTCAAGAATAATGATGCAATTGACATAGCCGCATTAAAACTTCCCTTAGTCACCTTTACGGGGTCAATAACTCCTGCTTCAAACAAATCTTCATACTTTTCAGTAAGAGCATTATAACCATAGTGCGGGTTTCCATTTTGGAATACAGGGAAAGGTTCATCACTATGACCACCATTTCGCAGTAAAACAACGGCAGGTTCAGATAAAGCGTCATAAACAATCTTATGTCCGGTCTTTTCAATTGCTAGGTTCTTTCTAGCATTTAGCAAACCATATCCACCACCAACAATAATACCTTCAGCAAGAGCGGCTTTAGTTGCATTTAGAGCATCATCTAACCGTTCTTTCTTTTCACGCATTTCAAGAGATGAAGATGCACCAATTTGAATTGTAGCAATACCTCCACTCAATCGAGAGATACGCTTCTTCAAACGCTTCTTATCAAAATCATCATCAATTGTATCAAATACTGACTTAAGAGTATTGATTCGCTCATCGGCAGAATTACCCCCAATAATAGTAGTGGATTCTTTTGTAATGATAATCTTCTCACAACTACCAAGTTCATCAAGAGTCACCAATTCGGGGTCGTCTTTGCTTTCATCGGTATAGAGCCTACCGCCAACAATAGAAACAATATCACCAAGTTCATCTAATTGAGCGTCACCAAAATTAGGTGCGGTGACAACAGCAACTTCAATTGTCTTTTGTAGAATATTCATAATGATATTGTTTAATGCTGTACCATCCATACCTTTAACGAATAGAACCATTGGTCGCTTTTCTACTGCGGCCATTTCCAACATTGGCAATACTTCTGAAAAGTTCTTCATAGCCAAATTAGAAGTGAAGATTAGAGGGTTAGTGAAAGTTGTCTTACCATCTTCACCATTAGCCATTAAGTGACTTAAGTACCCTTCATCAATCTCCAAACCTTTACGAATAACCATGCTCGTTCTATGGCTATTTGATTCTTCAACAGTAATAATTCCATCACGACCAACACCTTCCAAAGCGGTGCTAATTAGACCACCAAGATAACTGTCATTGTTTGCCGCAATAGTAGCAACATTTAGAATATCGGCATCACCAATATCACAAGCCATCATTTCAAGATGTTCAATAACAATATCTTGTGCTTGCTTCAATTCTTTAGAAAGAGTATGAAGGTTAGCAACATCAGCACTATTGATTTGTTCACACAATGCTCTCGCAATAACACAAGCAGTTGTTGTTCCATCACCGGAATTATCTTGTGCTTTACTTGCTAAGTTTTGAACCATTTGAACACCCATTTGAACATAGGGGTCTTCATGTGAAACATACTTCGTAATAGTCACACCGTCGTTAATAATGACAGGTGGACTACCTTGAAGAATTACTGTCTTTGCTTGTGGCCCAAGTGTAGGCAATACAGTATCAGCAACCAAATTAATTCCTTGTAATAGTTTTTCTTTTACTTCTTTTCCATGTATAATCATATCTCATTCCTCCTTAATCAACCCACATTTAGTGCAAGTATATTCATCTATTCTTTCTTCAACCTTTACGGCATCAATACCATATCCATCCAAAAAGGAATCAATATAAGTGTCAGTCTTTTTCCATTCGTGTTCACACATCTTATTCACCTTAAAACGATTTACCATGCATATATTCACGGCTTTGATTGTATTCAATCTTAGCGATAATCGCACCCGCTACATCTAAATCCTTACCAAACGAATAATCCATAATACGAATTACAGCGTCGGCTAATTCTTCTTCGAGAGAAGAAAACTCAATAATCTTACTTGATGAAGGGTTTCCATCTCTAAGAGCCTCAAGTGCTTCACTAATTTCAGCATGGATTAAAGCCATGCGTTCACCATCATTAGGTTCTTCTTTCCAAAAACCATGATTTACTGCGTTAGTGTAGACTTTCTTAGAAACACTATTCCAATTCTTTTGAAAGGTCACAATTAAACCCCCGTTAAGTGATTTATGTTAGCCTTTTGCTTTTGACGACAAGTTTGACAAATTAAATCAAACCTAGTAAAGTTTGAACAATCATCAATGTCGCATTGTATAGAGATAGAGCCGCACATTACTTTTCCACCTCGTAAGCATATATCTTAGAAAATGGAACTACTGTTAGAGTTCCAATCATTTGATACTTAGTACCGGTATTATCAAAATATACAGTATTTCCTACCAAGTATTCGTATTCTTTACTACTACTTAGACACTTACCCTTATTGTCGGCTTTACTAATGATACCACTATTTCGACTTGTTTGTTCTGTTTCAACAAGAACCCATTCTCCACAACCTCTTAGAATCATTCTTCTTCCTCCTTTCCAGCAATTCGGACCCAAGCCTTGTTCATGTCTTTATCAACAAAAGTATAAACATGGGTCTTATAGAACTTTTTGAGTTCTGCTGTCCTTTTGCCAGCCTTTCCCCAAGTCACTCCACGCTCGGCTTTAGGTATTCCTAAATCGGCAGGATGCTTCAGAACATGATTCGATACCCTTTTAGTTAAGGGTAAAAACTCATATTCTTTCATGGGTCGGTCTTGATTTTTATGCATCGTGCTTATTCCTTCTTTCATTCTTCTTCACTTCCATTCTTGTATTGTGTTGTATATAAGCCATCTTTATGAATACATAATTCATTTGGGGTGTCTTGTTCCCAATGCCCGAAATGGTCAGGGCCACCTAAAACATAGGCACTTTCCATCAATGGTTCCCAAATAGAAACCGTTCTCCAATCAGTGCCAC